TGGAGCATTAACTATTACATCTGCCGCTTACTACGGCACATATGTTGACCTAGACGGTACCGCAAAGAACGAGGTAGAACTTATTTCTCGTTACCGTGAAATGGCAATGCAACCTGAAATAGAATCTGCGATAGATGACATAGTTAATGAAGCCATTGTGCAAGATGACGATGGATTAATCACTAAAATTATTTTAGATGATTTGAAACAACCAGAAAAAATTAAGAATGCTATTAAAGAAGAATTCAATACTGTTTTACGACTATTGGATTACCGAAAAATGGCGCAAGATATTTTCCGTAGATACTATATTGATGGTAGAATGTATTACCACATCATTATTGACCGTGAAAAACCACAAGAAGGTATCAAAGAACTTCGTTACATAGATCCACGTAGACTACGTAAGATCCGTGAAATGAGAAAACAAAAGGATGAAAGAACTGGTGCAGATGTTTTACAACCAGTGAACGAATACTATATCTACAACGATAAGGTTGTTAGTGGTAGTGCATCCAATTTTGGTCCTGTTGGCATTCGTATTACAACAGACTCTATTATTTCGGTGGTGTCAGGTCTTATGGACTCCCGCCGTGCGGTTGTTCTGAGTTATCTACATAAAGCAATCAAGCCTCTCAATCAATTACGTATGATAGAGGATGCAACGGTTATTTACCGTATTTCGAGAGCTCCAGAGCGCCGTATTTTCTACATTGACGTTGGTAATTTACCAAAATTAAAAGCAGAACAATACCTGCGTGACATTATGATTAAGTATAAAAACAAACTTGTCTATGATGCCAACACAGGTGAGGTCCGTGATGACCGTAAGTTCATGTCTATGATGGAAGATTTTTGGTTACCACGTAGAGAAGGTGGCAAAGGCACAGAGATTACTACACTACCAGGCGGACAGAACCTAGGTGAATTGGAAGATGTTAAATATTTCCAAAAGAAACTGTATGGTGCATTGTGTGTTCCTATTTCTCGTTTGGAACCAAATCAAGGATTTTCACTTGGAAGAACATCTGAAATTACCAGAGATGAATTAAAATTTTCTAAGTTTGTTGACAGACTACGTAACAAATTTTCAGACGTATTCAATCAAGCTCTAAGAGTTCAATGCGTTCTAAAAGGTATTTGCACAGACGAAGAATTTGAACTATTCAAAGAAAATATACATTACGATTTTATTAAAGACAATAACTTCTCCGAATTAAAAGAAGCAGAATTAATCTCTAATAGATTGACTTTATTACAAGCGGTTGATCCATATACAGGTCGTTATTTCTCACAAAAGTGGATTCAACAAAATGTGTTGCGTCTATCTGATGATGAGATTGAAGAAATGGATAGTCAAATCGAACAAGAAAAAGAAATGGGTCTTGGATTGCCAGTTGGTGTAACCAATGATGTTGCACAACAGCAAATGTTAGGACAAATTCAAACCGACCAAATGGTTCAACAGGCAGAACTGATGCCTGACCAAGGTCAAACCGGCGGAGGTTCTAGTGGTGGTTCATCATCTAAACCAAAGTCAAAGAGTTCCAATAGTTCAAAACCGGTTAAAGGTGACCTTAGCTTAGAAGAAGTTGAGAACACATTTACCAGATTGAAACGTATTTTATAATTAGGAGAAAAAAAATGGCAACAGCAAGAGAAATTATAGATTATGCAGAAGCAGACAATCCAAACGAAATGCGTAACGCATTATATTCTGCTTTGCATGACAAAGTTATGTCACACATTGAAAACCACAAGGTTCAAGTTGCAAAACAATTGATGAACCCATCTGGTCCTTCTGGTGCCACAGCTAAGATGAGGTTATCTATGCGGCCGAACCAGCTGCAGCAGAATAATTTTGACATATTGGTATAAATATAATTCAAACAATAACAGGGATTACAAATGTCAAATTCGTTTACATATCAAGTAATGAAGGACACAACAGAACATGCAGTTATTAAGTTAACAGGTTCTTTTGATGGCACAGGACAAGAAGCGAACTCAGTTCGTATTCAAGCAAACACATTATATGGTGCTCTAGATTCTTCAAAAGCAAATCTACTTTCATCATCTGCAAATACTGGAGCATTATCATTCTACGGACTATCAGTATTTCGTGTATGGTATGACTGCTCAACCGATGGTGACGTTCAGTTATATTGGAACGCTGCAACACCTATACCTTTAATGTATTTAAATGGCAACGGTGAATATGACTCAGCAGGCAACTGGATTACAATTTCAAATAACTCAAAAGGAACAACCGGTTCTAAAGGTGATATTGGTGTTGTGACTAGAGGTATGGTTGCAAATAGTTCATATACAATTATTTTGGAACTACGCAAAGACAACGAACACTATCAACGTGGTCAGCTGAACGATCCTGCAGCGTTCAATTATCCACCTTACAGTATTCGTCCATAAGTTATAAGGCAATCAAATGAAACTTATTAGAGAACTTACCGAATCGGTCGAATACTTAACGGAAGAAAAAGATGGAAAGAAAACCCTTTACATCGAAGGTCCGTTTCTAGTAGCAGAAGCAGTTAACAAAAACAAGCGCATGTATAAAGAAGAAACCATGCGTAACGAAGTTAACCGTTATAACGAAGAATACATTTCTAAAAATCGTGCCTTTGGTGAATTGGGTCACCCAGACACCCCATCTATTAACCTTGACCGTGTATCACACTTAATCGTTGGTCTACGTCAAGAAGGAAATGCATGGATAGGCAAAGCAAAAATTCTTGAAACCCCTATGGGTAACATTGCAAGAAACCTTATCGAAGGTGGCGCACAACTTGGTGTGTCATCACGTGGTATGGGTTCTCTTAAAATGGAAAACGGCATCAATGTCGTTCAAGGAGACTTTCATCTAGCCACAGCGGCAGATATTGTAGCAGACCCTTCTGCACCTGGAGCTTTTGTTCAAGGTATTATGGAAGGTAAGGAATGGGTGTTGGTGAACGGCATTTGGACCGAACAACACTATGATGAAGCTAAACAACAAATTAAGCAAGCATCACGCAAAGATATTGAATCTGTAAGTT